CATACCAGTCAGCAGCAAACGCCTGACAGGTAAACAAAACCATCAATAATAGTATTATCTTTTTCATGTTACATCTTCCCGTTACCGCGATGCTTGCGGTTTACTTTTTTTTTACTTTATGCTTTTTGACTTTCACTTTCACTTTACGAACCCTTACTTTGACCTTACGGACTTTAGCTTTTGTTTTCTTTTTATTTTTTTTCTTTTTTGCTGCTGTGTGTAATGGCATAATTTACTCCTTGTCCTTAGTGAGGGTTTTAAGTTTTTCGCTGTTTGTGGCCTGAATAATAGCCTGGTTGTTTAATTGAGTTTGTATTGTGGTGAATTTTGAATCAATAGACACCATAGCACTAGCCGCCGTCGCAGCCAGAGCATGTGTGTCCTTGGCGTTAAGTTCGATTCGGTGAATATCTTCTGCCGCCTTATCGACTTTCTTAGCGATAGTTCTATCCGCCAAGACGCTTTCGGTCTTAACCTCGGCAATCTTAAGAGTATTCCCTTTGATCTGCCATGTCCATCCTCCCCCGGCAAAGATGATAGTAGCCAGTATAATGCCTGTCCTAAGATAGTTATGTATTTGTTCTTTTGCCATACTATTCTCCTTATTCTGGTTCGCCAATACGCATCTCTCTCGATGCTTTTAGTTTAGCACGTCTCAATATAGTGCTTGCCATTTCGTATTTAGAATAATTGTCTATATTCGTCCTATCCCATACCGGCCTCATTGACTCAAATAGTTCGTTTATACTCGTTGCCACCAAATCTTGATACCGCTTGTATTGCTCGTCGTTCAGTCTCCATTGGCCTACATTCCTATCGACACCGCCAACCCGTAATTTCATCTCCTCGAAGTCGCCCAATAAATCCTTGCTCATTTTCTTCATGATCAGGCGTTCCGATTTCCTAGCATCCAACATTTGTTTTCGTGCAAAGTTTACACTATTTTGCTCGAATTTAATCTGTCTTTCAAGCTCAACCATTCCGGGATGATTAATAAGAATATCTTTGTCAAGAGTAGTAGCCTGAGACCATGTTAAATCTTCATAATCAACACCATAGGTCTGTCTGGATAGTGAGTCTTTTTCAAGCTCAAGCTCGGCAAATGGGGCAAGTTCCCACGTCTGTACACCTATGCCGTGGAAGGCAAGCCCGGCACTGATAGGTAATTGGCCGTCAATCTCCTGGAACTTGAACGCATCTATCATATCCTGTATAAATAAAGGTGTCAACGATTCAAAAGCCTTTTTCCCAACGAATTCGCCCGTTGCCTCGACGGGATCACCCGCCATCGTCTCACCAATAAACACATCGGCAATGCCGCCGGGAACAGGAGCAAGTTTTGTTCTCAGGAAGCTTCCTACTATCGAAGCCCTGCTCTTGTCTTTTGTCTTTTTTGTTCCAGTCGATTTGATCTTACCGGTAGCAACTCTGGCCGCAAACGTGGCGAGTGGTTGAAAAGCACCCCAATAATTATATCTAGTGTTGCCGACTGTAATCTTACCATAATCGGATGATGTTGGGTTCATCTCGACTTCTGCGCCGCCCGCTCTTGCTACAGCCATAATCCCCATGCCGGTTGTGTAAAATTCAGCAAGGTCTCTTGCTACAACTTTTCTAACGTGCATGGTGGTTCTGGGGTTTATTAAATCTCCGACGACCTGCGCCCTTGACACCTGAAATCTTGGTGAGAAAAACAATGCGTTTAATGCCGTCAATGCTCCCGGCTTCATATTCTCGAAAGAGCCTCTTCCGGTTGCATGGTTTACAAACTTAGCGTATTGTTCATAGGTTTTAGGGTCAGAATCCGGGGTTATGCCTCGTTTGATCCATTTCTTTGCCTGGATAGCGAAGACCTCTCTTCTCTGTTGGTTTAAGAATGTAGTAAACCCTCGCTCAGAAGCGGCCACACCGGGGATCTTTTCGGCGATACGGGACATATATTGTTCTTCTTTTCCAGCCAGCTTCGCGGTAAACCCGGTAGGCGATGAATGAACACCGAACTCGTCGGCCATTTTGCCGAACTTAGAGCTCAATGTGACCCGTTCAATGTCGTCTGCGTATTTCAAACTTGCCGCCGCCCTAACCGAACGTCCATAAGCTTTCATTGACGCGACCGGATGCGATACCGAAAATATAACCCCTTGACGAAGAGGGGCCGACAGGTCGAACGAAGCCATAACCGCCCGTGGCAGGTTTATAATTTCAAACGATAAATCGCTTATCACTTCGCCAATACCCCGCTTTCCGGCAAGAGCCTTAGTTAACTCTTTACCAAACACCGTTTCGAGATTAGATATCTGGCTTTTGCTGATGATCTTACCTTTTAATAGTTCGTCTAACGCAAGAAAAGCCCTGCCCTTATCAAACCCGGACCTTACCGGGGAAGTGTTTATGCTGTTGAAAAGGATGTCAATTTCTTTTGTCGTAAGGGATGTGTTCAGCGGAGTGAAGTCTGGTAAAGGAGATTTCCCGGCCAATGCACCTTTTGTCGCACCTACAAGCTTCTCCCCTTTGACATTCCTTTGGACTTGCATGAGTTTTTTAGCTTTATCCCGCCTGTCCAGCCTTAGTAAACGAGCTTTTTCAGTCTTTAAGGGCTTAGCCTCCTTTATCAGATTGACAAGTTTTAGCTTAGCCATCTCTGCTGTGTTGGCAGTGGGAACAGTAGCCGATATTGCCTTTTCGGGTTTTGCCTGTGACGCTAACTTGTGCGCCCTCTTAATGGCCTTGCGTTCGTTTTTAGTGAGCTTGGCGGCGCGTGCTATCATCGCCGGTTCATCGGCGAGCTGCGATGACATTGCCATCTTTGTAATACCTGAAAAAGCAAGTGTATCCATTGCAATATCGGCTATTGGGGCATAGAACCACGGCGCATCTCTGCCTACGATCCTTTCAAAAGAATTCGCCTGTATCTCGCCAAACGTATTCACATCGTCTGCTATACCCGGCCACGGAACCAGAGCTTTTGCAGCGTCGAACGCAGACTTGCCGAAATCACCAATATCCGCCCCCTCTACTTCCTCGCTATTAACCCTTGATATTAAACCAGACGCAAGGCCACGGACATCTTTGTCTATCTGCTCGGCAACGTCTTCCGGTATCTCCTCGTCTCTTCCAAGCCCATTATCGTCTCGCCACTTATTCCATCTTCTTATTTTCTCGAATCTTATGGATGTAGCCAATGCCGCTTTTTTAACCGGACCGGCTGCCGATTTGCTCAACGGGTCAAGAAGCATAGCGTTAGCCAGAAACTTCATACCCCGATTAAACGGCGAAAACACAAAATTCATAGCCTTAAATGCCCACTTGACGGGTTCTGTAATGGCTGTAATCTCGGCCTTTAATAAATCTCCCATAGGATCAGACGGCGGTTCACCTTCAAGAGATGGCGGTTCTGCAGGATCGAATGGGCGTTCGTCAACCAAAAGGTCAATGTTCTCGAATGCCGGTCTATTCTTTAAAGAGCTTACGTGGAGTTGTAGTTGTTCCGCCGTTACTACATCGTCCGCTACGGTGGTAGTGGTATTATTCTTGACAGAAGTAGTCCATACCTTTTCGGCACGAGCAACCTCTTCGGCCATCGGGCTGGCCGGAAGCTTTGTATCTCTGTCAGTATATTCGTCTAGTAAAGATTGTAAACTCACGGCTGTTCGCTTTCAAATTCCTGTATTATATCGCTATCGGGTGCCCCTTGCAGTTTCAGATTAAGTATCAAAGACCTGTCCTCTTCGCTTATATCTTTCCATATATCATCCAAAGCTGGGATCGGCGATTTGCCAAGTATGTCAAGTTCCGGCCTTGCCTTGCTGTAAATCCTTATAAGCTGTTCGTCAGGGATGTCAAGCTGGCCTGTAAGTATCTCTCCGGCGGTGAATATGTCTTTCTGAGACCAGTTCTCATTCTGGGAGATCATGGACCGAAGTTCTTTCCTCAACACACTCTGCTGCCATATCTGGGCGCTGTGCTTGGTGAGTGCGGCGTTAAAGATGTTAACCTTGTCAATATCTTCGGCCTGCTCAGCAACCTTTCTGGCTGTTTCCATTGCGCTTATCTCATCTTCTGTCGCCTGAACTAACACAGCTTTAGATTCTGTGGTAGCATCCGTAAACGACCTGTTCTGCATGGTTCTTGTGGCAACGATATCCCTACTGCGTAATATTCGCCTGTCCTCCGGCTCAAGCTGGTCTCGATTATCTGCAAATAGTTCTTCAAAAGCATTGGGTGACATCGCCCCTCTTTCAACGGCCTCGGATGCAACGGTCAATAAATCATATACATCCTCGTTAGTCTGCGTCGGAACAACAGTCGAATTTATCTTGTTAAAATATGTTGGTATTTTCTCGGCATACTGTATTTTTTCTTCGTCGGTCTGGTCAGGATCGGCATTATTAACATCTATCATCTTGTCAATATTAGTAGCCCCGTTACGAATGGCATCGTAACTATCGACCAACGCAGCTTCCATGTTAACCTTTGATTGAGTTTTTTGCTTACCGATCAATGTCTGCGTATAGGACTTAATGCTCTTTAGGTCTGAGTCGTCTATATCCTCCCACCCCAAAGACGGATCGTTACCCTGTTTTCTTGATTCCTCTTCCGCCTCGATAGCCGTCATTCTTCCCGTTGGATTCGCTGCCGATAAGTCCTGTTGTGCAGCATTGGCGGCATCAACCCTCTTTTTCTCCGACTTCTCCGTCTTCTCTTTGAGCATTACTTTGGCCTTTTCCTCGCCAAACTGTACAGTAGCGGCTTCCAGATATTCGGCGGACTCAGCATCGACATCCCCACCGTCCACTATAGCGGCTTCCAGAGCAGCGCCAGTGGCTATGGTTGCCGAAGCTACGTTCGCTACTGTCATCTGGGTATTCGTCTCTTGAGCCGATATAGAAGCGTCTGCCAGCCCTCTGGCTACTACCGACGCCCTCGCTTCGTCAGACAGATCAAGCTTGGCAGCTTCGCCGTCAGCCTCTTTGTAAAATTCGGCCTGTTTAGCAGGCCAGTCGCTCGGCGGATTGGTCTCTTTAAATGCTTTCAGTTTTTCCTCGGCGACCGTATAGAACGAATTAGCAGTTACCTTAGAATTTGTATCGACAGCGTCACGGTTCTTCTTAGCCAGTATTGCATCGAGTTTCTTCTGCTCTTTGCGTCTTTTTAGCTCGTCCCTTGACAATTTAACCCCGGCGGCGGCAATATCTCCCAACAAGGTATCCCTTGGTTGCCTTGCAAGTGATTCCGGTGCCTGAACAGCCCTTTCTATTGGCACTGCTTTTTGCGATATAAAGTTTGGTACTTCTGGCATATTATTCCTGTCATGTAGGGGTTGATGTCGCTAAAGTTAACAGTCTTCTATTAAATGTACTACGTGCTTCCACCCTTGCAAAATCTTTAGAAAGCTTGCCTTTTGCACGTAAAAGACTAGCCTGAGACCTTAAGAAATTAGACCTTACAAGACCCGCTCTTAATGTCAATGCACGTTCCCTTGAAAACTGCCCTGCGGTCTCTGCCAATACCTCAATAGTCGAACTTTCAGATATACTTATACCGCCCTTTGCGCCGCGAACCCTTTGTCTGGCCTTAAACTTCTTTTCCTGTAGGGAAATCTGTTCCTCTTCGGCGGTTGCGGCCTCCTGAGCGGAACGTGCTTCGCGTTCTTTTTGTTTCGCATTAAACTCTGCGATCCGTTGTTCTGCACGACCACGCGCTTTTGTTGTTTCCTTTTCCTCTTTAGCGGCTAGTATTTGTAATGTCATCGTACTTCCTTATAATAGTGATATAGAAGACCGTCTTTCGTAAATGTCTGATCCGTCTTCTTAAAACCAAGAAATCCTGCAAGTTTCACACCATCGGTGAACCCTTCTAACACGCCGACAAAAGTCATCGGAAAACCAAGATGTTCATTAATAACGTCAAGTGCCTCCCTCAGTGCCCTTAGTAAACCCATTCTGACAAATATACTTTCTTTGCACATGTTCTTGGATATAGCCACCCAACCCTCGGCGGTTTCTTCGTCTAATGCTACTAATCCACCGGATGCCATAGGTTTTCCATTGACATCCATTGTTAAATACAAACTATGGTCGGCGTATTCTTTAACGCCTTCGGTTACTAAAGGCTCAATGACCTCGCCTATGGCCTCGATATCTCCATCTTTATATTTACGAATCGTTATCATCTGGTTTCTTCTATCGTAAGTTCGACAACATTGCTTATTATAGTCATTGGGAACGGTTTCTCCGACTTATGAACAACGTACCCGTCAGTATTCATTCCGCCGTCCGCCGGTCTTTTAACGTCTCTTGAATCAGTATCGAACACCGCGTTCATATCCTGTAGGAATTCAGTCATAACTTCTTCATCGGAATTCGATGTTACCGGATACTCTACGCCTACCTTACCCTCTTTTGTCTTGACATATCGAGTTGTCAGCCTGTTAATATTCTTGATCTGACCCTGTAGGGCATTTCCGATCTGCGGAGAAGCTATTCTGGTAGAACGTATTTTACACGTATACGGAAGTCCTGCCTGATAGGTTGTAAGTTCACTACTTAAAGTAATAATGCCATTTGACACAACAAACGAGCCTATCACCTCTCCGCCGGAAGTTACTGTGACCGTCTCGCCCTCAAGATGGTCAAGTCCGGCAATGGTTGATATAGGAGTTTCGGCATCTTCTCTTACAAACCCATTGGTTATCGTTTCGGTGAACTGAACAACAACCCCATCGACAGCCTCTTCCAGCTTGAAAGAGTCCTGGTCAGGATCATGGATAAAGAAGTTACCGCCAAGCCACGAAACAAATACAGGCGTTTCGTCTGCGTATCCATGATTAGGTATATAGCATATTAAATCTGGCATTATGGACCTATGTATTCTATTTTAATTCTATATTTGGTTGCTCCATCTATCTGGCTACCAAGAGAACCAAGGATAACATTAGTGTCATCATAAGTTAATGCGTATTGATTAGTTGCATTTACATCATCTCTATAGTCATATACTAGATAAATTCCAGTATCACTCTCTACCGCAGAACTTACGTGTAAAATATTATCAGCATCGTCAAGTCCATGCGCACTATTAAAACTAGAACCTGGGGTTTTTGTCCCTGTTAAGTATTTTGTATAAACCTTAGTCGATACTCCGTTTATATTAAAAAACTGAAACCCCGTTATTATCGACGAAACGTGTCCATCACTTTCGCTACCTATCAATTTTAATGTTCCGTCTAAATTATGAGAAACTTCCTCATACGTATCGTAGGTTGTACCCCAACCTGTATTTCCTGTTACTGGTCTTGTTGCCATTATGTCGAACCTCCAAATAAAGATGAACCAAATAGCCCGCTTCCGAATCTTACTGTATCACTTGCTAATATTAAAATACCTGACACCTCGCCAGATAAGTTTGTAACCGCTGAATCCAGCATATTTGCCTCGTCAAGCTGATCGAAGACCCTCGTACTGAACTTTTCAATATACCTTACGGTATTACTGTTTACTATTCTTTGAACCGAGACATAAACATCATCTTCCACATCACCTGCTATAACTGCCACCGATTCATATAAAGCGTCCGGCGAAGACTTGCCGTTCAATAGATCGGATGTCATTGTTCCCGTTAAATGCCTTGCCCATGCCGCAACCTCTTCGTCCGAGTTATAAGTAAACGACAACAAAACCCCGTCAGTGCTGGTAAGCCAGATAACCGATTCTGGAACACCTTGTGTAGCTATATCGGTAGGTGCCGATTCCAGTAAATGTTCTGAGAGCAAAGTGCCGTCAGTAGACCTGAACTCTTCGTCGGCAAAACTAAATTTCATTATCCACATCTTACGGCCTGACCGCTGAATATAAAAAAGACCGTCATTCAATGTCTGCGGCTGCAGGTGGTCGGAACCGTGAGTCGATTGCGGAGAAGCTTTTATGTCCGCCGGAGTAATCGGATCGTCAATATTATTAGCACGTATCGCATACTCTTTATTGGCGGTGCCTGCAACAAGAGACCTTCTTGCCGCGATCCATTCTATCGCCGACAAATTGTTATCCTGGATAGTTATTATAACCGAATCGTCTGCTAATGTACCTCTTGTATAGTTCTCGAAGTCGTTCGTTCTGGATCCCCATAACGTCTGTGGCTGATTATCCGTACCCGCCCACCACAATCTTGACTCAAAGAATGTTACCGATACCGGATAACCTTTAGCGGAGGACCATGACCCCTCTGCCCACATAGCGGTTGTTGTTGTCGGAGAGAGCAGTACAAATGAACCGACTCCAACAGTAACCTCAACCCCGGCAACCCTCGGTACTGTCCCATCCGTTCCGTCTAAAGTAAAGTTATTAACGTCCAGAACAGTTATAACAAAAGTAGTATCATTAGTCCCATCAGTGTTTAATACATCGTATTGGGCATCTGTTATGCCTTCCAGGAATACTGCATCTCCTGTCGATAGACCATGCACTGCTGCGGTTCTTACATTTACATCGCCCGCCGCTGCCGCTGTACCGCCGTCAGTCAGTCCTGCAATAGATACGGGGTCGGAGTTGTCATGGTAAACATCGTTGACTACTGTAACGTTAACCGACGATGTACTATTAAACGAATCAACATGAACCACGCCATGCTGAATTTGTTCCTTAGCTGTAAACATAGCACTATCCAAAGTCCCGACGGTTACAAGTCTGTAAAAAACATCATCAAATAACTCTGTGGCAGAGAACGACGAGGCCGCTGTAAATGTTCTGTAATCCTGAAACTCACCCAGCCCTTCTTTTCTTTGTATGGTTACAGAATCACTTCCAGCAAATCCGGTAGTAGACAAAGAAAAGTCGCCTTTGACCCTTATAGAAACAGATGTTCCGGCTGTTATTTGAGATATAGTAACATCGCCTGTTCGTGTTTTTGTTATCTCCCACAAACTTCCTACATGCTCCGCAAGGAACGGTGTATGTCCCGTTGAGGTCAGGATTCCTTCTGCACCGGCTAAATGATACCAAGGCGCTTCAAAGGCCACCTCATCGTGTGTAAAGGTTAACGTTTTGGAGTCGTCTATATTTTCAGTAAGAAAAGGCCCGCCGGTAAAATCAATATCGGCAATAGTCCAGTTATCAACCGCAAATCTGGACATCTTCTGAGGATGGATATCTGTGTGTGCCATATAAAGAACGTCGGCAGACTGCGTAAAGTGGATATCGAATACTTCCGTAGACGAATAAGGGGTTACTATCTCATAAACCCTTTCGACGGTAGCGGATGAGAATGTTGATGTTATCTCAACATCGTCGCCCTGTATCGTATCAAGAGTGAAAGTCGGAGCGGCAGAATCATCTACGACAAACGTTTTGCCGTCGATCTCAGGCATATCGGCGGCGGTTACGACTACCCAATCACCATCGACCAGCGTATGCCCTGCTGAAGTAAATACGCCGGGGTCGGCTATCGTAATCCCTGTTACAGTAACAGCATCTTCGAGTATCCTTGCCCCATCCTGATAAAATCTCGCGTAAAGATTTCCCATCTCAATTATCATGGTGTCGTTGGCCGAGAACTCAAACTCAAACAACTTACACTTTGTTTTAGCCTGTGCAATGAACTCCGTACCGGAACGCTTAATAATACCGCCATACGACAAAGGAAGACCGTTGGCTATCTTTGAGCATCCGTTATAATACTTGGAAAGGTCAGTACGCCCGTCTATCAATGGAGATAGTTCGCCAGAGTTATAAGAGTTTTTTATCAGTCTGTCAGACATTTAAAAAGGTCTCATTATTACTGTTATATTCGTAGCCGCTCCGGTAGTAGTCGTATGGGCTATAGCGTAAAGGTATTCGTATCCAATAGCGTCAAAAGCAACTTTTACCACCCTGTCATTACCGCTGTCAGCTACGGCAATAGTTTTAATATGGGTTCCGGTTACTACGCAACTATCCGCCCACCTGACACCAGATGACCGGATCGCGGTGCCAAACGTCCAGAAGAAATTGCCGAGATATTCCGGCGGTCCGCTGCCATGACCTCCGTATATTGAAATATCGACATTATTATTATCGCTGGCCGTTGCATAACATAGCAACTCTGTCACGTTGGCGTAAGTCTCCTGTCCTGCTCCAAACTGTTTTATCAGTCTTTTTGGCCCCAATGCCGTACTCGCAGCGGTGGGTATCCCTACTGTGTATCCGGTAGCGGCTACCAGGTCAGTCTCAGCGCCTGCGGCTGATACCAACAGGTTTTTATACCCCAAAACCTTTGTAGTTGTAGTAGGAGCCATACAAAAAACCGCCAATACAACCAATACACTCAAATACTTTCTTGCAATCTTCATAACGTGCTCCTTAAACGGCGTGACGAAAAACTTCGCCTTGCTCTTATCCATTTACTGTTAAAATACCTTCTTGGCTTTCCCTCTTGCGCATCAACGGAACGCGCTTTGGGCATTGTTATTTGTTCAAACTCCTGTATAAGAGAGTTCTTTGTCTTAACATCATTCGTCAACCTTGTCGATATGAGGATCGCAAGCTGCATCGCGATAGCATTTTTAAGGTCTTCCGAATATGTTGTCGGGTCGGTGTTGTTCCATATATACCTTACGAATATTACTTCGAGGTCACCACCCTGAGTTGTCCATGTAGTCGTGTCAGTAGCCGGTGAGTTAGCTGTTGCGGATGTATTGTTGGCATTACACAAATAAGTAATACTGGACAAACTGACGTATTCTCCGGCTGAATACAGAATACTGTCGTCGCTCCAAATCTGGGGTGTCTGTCCATCGTCGGTCTTTATGAATTCACTTTCGACCTCCCATAACAAAAGGTCAATCCCTTTTTCATTGATAGACTTGATCAAAAGATGGTCGGATGGCAGCGCATATTTGTTGGTAAACTCAAAGATAGGCCCAAAGGTCTCTTGTACGATTATGACCCGCGTTGTAGACTCGTTCCACGGATGAGCCTTTAGCGTCCGCTGCCGGGCATTTTCGTAATACCTTTGGCATATTTTATACTGTTTTGTATTAGTCTGACCTTCTATAACCTCGTAATCAGCTATATGACCAAGAGCCAGATTATAGATCGTCTCTTCTTCCGTTAACGCCATCTGTCACCTCAATTCAGGCGACCCCCACGATGGAGGTCGCCTATTTTAGAAAGGAAATGCTACTTATCCATTACATATATCACTGCAAGCGTTACTGTCGCACTTGGCGCGAATGCCTGTGCCGCCGTAGTGACCAATACCTGTGAATCTGCTGTCAAAGGCGTATACGGAAATACACCCGTAGAGCCTACAAACTGAGTTGTCGCCGATGTCATATTAGTAAATGCCTCTGCCGTAGTTGCCGCTACTCCGCCGATAGCTACATCGGCAGTCATCGCAGCGCCCATCGCAGTTGATGTCCAGTAAAATCCCAGGACTATCGCATGGATAGGAATTCGGCCCATAGAAATAGCGAACCCTGCCGCCGCTGTATCGGTAGACGGGAGTGTGTACTTTTCATACATAACCATAGGTGCGTTATTCCACACCTTGCTGACCATATTAGCGATACCGCCTGCGGCGAATTTGGTTTGTTCAACGCCGTTAGCTGTTGTTATTGCTGCCATTTTAAATCTCCTTAAATTAATATTCTAGGTTCAGAATTAACATTCGACCTTAAGAACCATATCTTCGTTCCTGCGGATCGCGTTTGCACCCCAGTCGAGTTTGATCTGCCATGTATCGCCAACCAATTCAGGAAGGCGGTCCACACTAAACTTAGGACTAAGATGGTTAGCCATCACGATACCTTCTGGAATCCATGCGAAACACTCGAAAACGTCCTGTCCGCCAACACCGTTAGCGGCACCTTCAACGACCTGGTTGGTCTGGATAAACTCAATACCCATATACTTGTTGATAGTTCCGTTGACCAATGCTTTGACCTCGGACGTATCCCAACTCTGTATCTCAGCTTCACGAAGCAAATCTGACTTCTGTTTAAAGCTGGTTACAAGTTTAATGGGAGTCCCATCGGGAATACTGAGAGTAGAGAACTTCTCGCGGATAAGAATAAGCTTGTTTACCGTAAGCCCGGTCTCGCTTCCACCGGCGGCTCCATCGTTGGTCGTATCGAGTACGATAGTTCTACCCGCCGCGTTGCTGATCGCTGTATTAGTGAACGAGAAAGTCGTATCGCCCGGATTCTTACCACCGGTAACGGTAGCGTCGAATGCGTTAAGGCCAATGGTTATCTTTTCTCTTTCGAGGGCGAATATCATACTTTGCATATACGCGCTTGCCGGATCGGTGTGCTGGGCTATGTTATCCTGTTTGTCTACATATTTTGCATCATAGTAGAACTCAGGGAAGAGCCACCTTGCACGGAACTCATTGTCGGTAACCTGTACTCTTGAGAACTTGGTGGTCTTTTTGGTCATAGACCCGGTGCCAATATCATCGAATCTCATCTGCTCACCTTCGAGCGGTGACATCGTGAAATGGCCGTCAAAAACGTTCTTACGTTCCTGGGGTACTTGCAAATATCCATTTGTATAAGCAAGTACAAATACATCTTCATAATTAGGATCGGACATAATAATACTCCTGTTAAATTAAATTCATTAATCGCAACAGGTTGTCCTATTCGGGCCAATCACTCTGTTTTACGTTCAGTCAACGAGTGGAATACCACTATCGCGGGGCCATACTGGTTATCCCGCTATTCCATGTATTTTATTAACTTCGGCTATGATCTTCTTGTGGTCCGGGTGCATAGCGTTAGTATACGCCGGATCGCTTGTAAGCTCTCCTAGCCTTTGTTCATTTGTTTTAGCGGGAACAGGGTCAGCATTAGGCAAAGTACCCTCTTCCATCAATTTAGATAGTTCGAACATCTTTTCAACGACTTTCGGATGGTTCTCCGAGCCGGGGAATAATTCCCATAACTCGCTTAGGCCGGACTTGACATTGAAAGCATCCGCCGCCTCTGCGTTAGCTTCAAAGTCAGTATCCCACTTCGTTTTCAGGGTCGCCGTCGCTTCGGTGAACGCCTTTGTCTCGGATTCGGTTAACGCCGCTTCTGCCTGGGTGAGAATATCGTTATAGAAATCAACAGAACCGGAGAACTGATCTTTCGAGAAATTCTTTTCGCTTGCGAAGTCCGTAAACTTATCCAATGTATCTTTAGCAAGTATTTCTTTGCCATCCGGTGCTTCGTAAACATACCCATCTCTACTTTCGGGAACGCCTAATTTACCGTGGATAGTAATTAGATTCTCCGGCGAAAGTTCGTCGGGCAGTTTCATAGCGGCAGGATCGGCCCAAGCACCTTTCATGCTTTCGAGATTCGTAGTCATCTGTACGATATCCTCAACATTTTTGAATCCCTTGTTTTCAACTAATGTTCTTACAGCTTCCGGCGCAGTTGACATATCACCGAATGTCCCGTCTGTGTTCATAAAATCAACCATGTTCATTTCCTTTCTTAATCATTCTCTTAATTGCATCACATACATCTCGTTTGCCATTTTTATACAGCACTCTGTATGGATCTATTGGTCCGGCTGCTACGATTGTATTATCGGTTTTGCAAAACTTCTCTAAATCATCTAGCACTAACTTTCCTTTATCGCCAGAGAATATAGTGGCATAAGCAATATGCACCGCTTTTACAACCGCTGCCGACTTTTCCGCTTCTTCTTCTCTTTGTTTCTTTTTTACGTCGTTTTCAGTCATCATTTCCCTTTATACATTAGCCGCCACACTTGTCGGATGAACTTCAGCGCCTGAGTTCTTGAGCGCTACGCTGGCGTTTTTAGCGTTCTCAGCGTTTATCGTTTCAAGTTCAATACGTTTCCGCTCCGCTCTTTCATCCTTGATTAATTCCTCGTCTACAAGCACCTCAGCCGGAACCGAACCGGCCAATGCACTGATACGTGAAGCCTTGTCAATATCTATATTATCGAATACACCCAAAGTTGCATAAGGTGCCCACTTTGCCATCCACAACTCTATCGCATCTGCCGTAAGCGCACTCATCGCAAGTGCAAGCCTGCCCTGGTATACAATATCAAACTCAAACTTACGCGGAGCCGGTGGAAGTTTCTTGGCCGGTATCAACGATAAAGACCTTACGATGATCGGGTCAAGCCCTTCTTTTTGTACGGCACCGACAACAGGAGCTACTATGATCATACCATCTTGTTTGCGTATATTCGCCTCGGTAGCAGACGATACGTTCTTAACCCCTTCGAGTGTCTGGAAGATGTTCTGGAATAACCCTTCTCTGATAACATCCCGTTGATCCTCAAGGTCCTGTCTGGTAACAGGTAGGTTTCCACCGGTATTCCATGCTGTGGGTTTCTCCGCGCCTGCGCGTATGTAAATAACACCGCGAGCCTCGGTGACCGGTTGGCCGATAACTCCATCGTCTTCTACTATCATCGGTGGATGGTTGGCAAGCTCGGAAGCTTCGATATAGTCAACCCGCATCTGGTTTAACATCCTGATCTCAGGAAGAAGCTCGATGATCGGACCGCGTCCCCAAAGTTCGCCCGGAGCGACCGTAAACCGCATTACGAAGTATGGATTCGATTTAAAGTTCTCTGTCTTTACCTCAACTTTGTCCTTTTTGTAAATCCATACCGATTTAAACCTGAACGAGTTTATCTTTTTAGAATTAAAGTCGGCGTTTGGATGCACGCAATGAATAAAATCAAACTTCTTATTGGCCCTGCTTGCATCTTCCGCCGCTTCTTTGATCTTGGCCGGTGTCTTTTTACCAAACTCCTGTACGGCCTGACGTGCGGTGTAACAAATATCCCTGAACACCGTATCTATAACACCCTTTGAATTTTCCTGGAAACATATATCGCCAACATGGTACGCACGGTATACCAGTTCTTTAGTTCTTTTTGCACTCTCAACAGATATAACGCCCGTACCAAATACGACCATAGACCTTATAGCCGCCAACATCTCGCGCATGAAGTTCGACCGCCATATTTCCTTGTGTGTGATGCGGGTGGCCTTTGACAGCCACTCCGCAATCGCAGTGTCATTGTTATCTTCATATTCTGACGCTTCAAAGCCAAACCACGTTGTTCCCGTAGCTACCGGCATTAAGTATGAGAATATATTTGCCGCCAATCTGAAAGAACCGTTAATAGTCGTAGAATCAAATACGTCGAGAGAAAATTCAAGCCCATCGCTTTGTTCGCAGGTCTTATACATATCCCTTGATGTAGGCCATGAATACTTACCGGCATCTTCGCGGAGATTATCCGACTCGGACTTTTTGGACTTAGCCGATGCGTATCTTTGTAGGATCATCTCTACGTCTGAGTTTGTATTTATAGCCTTTTTTCTTACAGCCATTAGTCGCCCAATCTCTGTTTAAGTACCGTCTGTATCCCGGACAGGATATTCTTTCTCCTGCCGCCGGTAAGGATCGCCCTGCGTTTTTCACGCTGCTCGACCTTAAATTGATCCTCTTTGACCCGTTGAATGTCCTCGGTCTTTTCAGGTTCCTGTAATTTTGGCTTACTTGGTCCTTTTTGGGTCATCTCAGCCTCTTACCATCGGTTGTGCCGCATGAAGGACAGATATCTTCTTCAAATCTGGTCCTTGTATATATCTCGCCGCACATACATTGATATTGCCGCTGAACACTGCCCGAAGTTGAACCTTTTACTTTTTTAGTTTTTTTAGCCATGTTACACCGCCTTAATTGGTACGTCTAAAGTATTATCACTACCGGTTACAATATTACCAGCAGACTTTGCAAGACTAAAATCATACGAGTTTGCGCCAAGAGTTCCTTCGCTGATGCACCTGTTGTCTATCACGTAGGCCAGATCAGAGTTGTCGTCGATCGTAACACCTACTGCTATGACAGTATTATTTTGTATCAAGATACCTTCGCCGGTCGTGCTGGCGTTTAACGTAATACCTACATTTGCGTCAATATAACTATTCGTAATAATGGTCTGGCTGGCTGCTCCTGCGCCGATACTAATTGCGCCAGTCGAGAAACCTGTACCGGAACCTTTAACAAACCGACAATTATCAACAACCATATCGAGCGAAGCGGTGATAAGAATTCCTGTCGTAGATGCTGCGGCCCATTCCCATTTACTATAGTGGAACTCAATACCATGCTGGCCTGTTGGGATTGTAACAACCGGTCCCGATGCTTCTGGTTTGAATGTCATGTTTATAAAACGACATCCAGCATAAGTATCCTCGGTAGCCGCTTCAAGAACATGATTTCCGAGAATCCTTGGCCCCTTATTACCATCATCACTACCAACGCCGATAACGTCGGTCTTTTCCGCAAACTTCGTCAAGTCTTCGTCAAGGTCGTCACCGGCAACATATACAGTAGCTCGATGCGCCCATGCCCTGTTAGACGACGTTGTTTGATATAAGTGGGCCGCTGCCAGTCCTTCGGCTAAAGTCTTCTTAGCGGTGTCCCATGTAAACCCGTCACCGGAGTTTACCACATTGCCATCGACATAGAAAACCGATGGGATCAAACCTCCTGCGGCGCTGAACGGCTCTCTTGCACCACCGGCTACCAGTTGACCGTCTGCGTTTAGTTTAACAGTGGCGTTATCAATACCTGTACTTCTTAGTTTTGCTGCATACGTTGCCATGATTGGCTCCTTAAATGACGCGCTCTCGCGCGCTCGTTATCGCCCTATTCGACTGGGCTTTTATCTGGGTCGTCCACATTGGAGTTCCCGTTTAGTCTATCCTGAATATCGGCTATGATATCTTTCTTCTTTCGCGCTCCGCCCGATGCTTGGTTGGTCGGGATGCCAAGCTCTTTTGCCTGCTTGCGCCAGTCGTCACGAACATCGTCGGGTGTCTCCGGTTCTTTCAAGTCTTTTTCAATCTCGTCCGTTAACCCGGTTAATTGTGTTTTCGGGCCAAGCTGCTGATCGATCATCTTCTGGCAGATGTCTTTAACCATCCGTACCGTCATCCCGCCCTGCGATTCAACAACGTCGTCCTCGCCAACGGCTTTGTCCCTAAGCCTGCAATCGGGACACCAGTAACACTTCTTCATCGCGTTGATCTGGATTTCTTTTTCACATTTTCTACAAAATACTTTTTCGTCTGCCATGTTCATTTCCTTTCATTGTTATTCGTTCCATTTATCTTCCCATCGAAAAACTTGTTTTTTGTTTTGTATGCCTTTCTACCTGTCCATCCCTTCGTCTTGGTGACACCCTCGACGCTGCCAACAAGAAATATAAAGTCGATAAATAGTAATGATCACCAGGTGAACCTATTAATTTTAGCCATCTCGGTTTTCTTACTCCCGTTTCTGGATGTTCTATAACACTCTTGGCCGTCTTGGTCATAGAAACAGAATACAATTGAGTCTCTGGACAACTTCTTGGAATTCTAATTTTTTTGGATACCACAACCTCGTGAACTTTATCCATCCATTCGTTCCTGTTAGATTTCACTGTACCTTGCTTGCTGTCCCAATTAGGTCTTCCCGCAGCGTAATGCTCCGAACAATATGCCCTGTATACCGCATAAGGTTCTTCTTTGGCAAACTCCTTGGTCTTGTGGTCTTCCGGCATAGCGTCTATCACACAGAACCTGACATTCATTTTCTGGGCCAAAAGATGTAGATCCCCGAAAGAATCAACACGACTAACATTACAAATATCGTAAGTGTCCCTTCCAGTTCTAATTCCTATCACTACGTGAAGGGTCTTGCCAACATCGACCCCCATAACAGTCTCGCCATACGAAAACATATCTATCGGCTGGTTGGTACATCTGTCCAAAACGTCCTGCTCGGTTAATTGGTTCTCGGCCTCGGTAGTGGCAATACCCAATGTTGAACGTACAAACTCGCTTCTTTGTTTATCGGTAGCATGGTTGTAATCGTACATATAATCGTCAAGATTGGCATACGAACTTAACAACCCGTCAACCCAATACCCCGCCTCACGCCTATCGGGGTACTCATGCTCCCACGACCCATCGGCAACGAATATCTCCGCCTGGCAGTGCGTACACGACCGGCGCCATCTCCCGCCAACCAATAAGATACATTGTGGGAACGTCTCCGGCAAACAAGTATACTTACCGCACGACTGACATTCTATCTGCCATTTGCCCTGATCGGAATTCTCATACATCGCATCGATCCCATAATCGGGATAAGTAGGAGAACCGAAGTTTCGCTCCTGTTTCCACAACGAACGCTTCAATCTTTGTTTGGACATATAAACCATGTCCTGATCCATTATGTCAACCTCGTCACGGTCAACACGGTCGCAGGGAAACGACCTTAAGTTATCTGAGTCCTTCACCGAAGAACCGCCAACAGTCTTAGGCTGGGCACCGACAAAACCGATTGAACGACTGCTAATAGTCTTTATCGTCGCATTACTACACGTTGTACGCTTCTTTATAAAAACATTCAGGTCAAAGATCGGATCAAAAGAAACCTTACACAACTTCTCGACAGATTTCACCGAAGGCATCATATACATAATACCCTGCTGAAACTTCTTGTGATAACACGCATGGATATCGTCAATGAACATCGTAGTCGTCAAACAAACCTGGGCACCCTTCTTGACGTTCATTATCTTCTTAGCAGGGTTGATCAGGTCAACCAAGTAAGGCATATCCTTAATGGTAAACGTAATCCCGTCACGCAATTGTAAACGTTTCTGACACGCCCACGTGATCGAATTAACACTCATCGCTAATTCTATCTCTTTATTCACTTGGTAAAGAACTCTCCTTGGAACGACTGAAAAAAACAGCAATCATCGCATCAGCTTTATCGTCGCCATACAAATCCCTAAGCTCTCGTTCCCATCCAGACATTCCATATAATTCATCCATTTCATTTCCTTTCTAAAACATAGGCCCATCAAAATTCACTGTCAAATCCACTTTATCAAAGTCATACTGGGTTTCTCTCATCGCCGACCAAGAAGCATCAGCCTTGGAATACCCAAGACATATGAACAACCCGTACCAAAAGTCAAACATCTTGCCTATCACAATATCCGTTGAATCCTTCAATTGCCGACAATACTCAACAGCCGGGTCCACCAAAATAACTTCCATGATCATTTCCTTTCATGCGAAGCAAGCTTCTTTCTAAGGAGGACCAACACTCTCAAAACGACCGCACTTCTCCAAAGTACCATCAACAACCGGCCAGCCGTTAATTATCCTGTCCTCAGTACCACTGCTTACGCCCTGAACCGTGCGGATAGGTGCCTCATACTTACACTTGCCCTCACCGCCAGAACCACGATAAAAATTACACTCGTTACATAAAGCCATAATATCACCTGTTACTTAACGCCATAGCACTCCTGATGCCAAGCGACCGTAAGGTCCACAAAATTAGTAGCCTCATCAAGGGAAATACGACGAGGACGAGGAACCTTAACGTCCTTATGCTTAAACAATAACTCGCATAAACGTATAACCGATCTCTTGTTACTCATCTTAAACATTCTATTTCCTTTCTAACTAAAATCCGGGAAAATAATAATCGTCCCAAAACTCATTACGGTCCAACAAAGACATAATCGAAAACCTGCGACATACCTCAACAACAGCCAAAGACATCAAAAATATCGCATAACCTACAGATATAACCGTGTATAACTTGGCATTGTCCATTGCCTGTCCTTTCGTTCTATGGACCTGTCGAGATACGGTCGAATCCGTTGCCAAAGCTCCGCATCAGATTCACACATAGAATCATAAAGCATTCCAAGATTCTCTCCATCAGTAACCTGTATCCGCTTAAAATCGCCATCACGCTGTATAATCTTGATACCATACCCGCGATATCTAGCCGGAACCGCATGAACATCAAAAACTTCTCTCCGCGGCAAAACAGGAGCAAGCAGAGTAGCACCAACCAATTTTGCAAAGGCACGTCTATTCATTGTCTATACCCCTTGTCCTGTACTCGTAATGAGAGGAAAAAAATAGGCTCTCTGCTTGTTCTCCGGCCAAGCTGCCATCATGGACCCCGTTAATTGAGCCACCTACCGAATCGACGGGATAAGCACCGGTCATAGGCTTAGGTTGTAGATAAAATAAATCCATTACTCAATACTCTCGTAATCAGGCATCAAACTCCAAAGCTCTAAACGAAGAGCCAAAATAGTATTAAAAAACTGAATGTCAGGCAAAATTGGGGAAACCTGACACAAACCATATATTTCATTATCCATAATACACCGCTTTCGTTCTACTGTTAATCAGATACGACGACGCTGATGCCAAAATATCCAAATCATCCCGCAAACAGCCTATCCCTATATTACACGCATCACAAAGCAACCCTCTGACCTTATCCGTGTCATGGCAATGATCCACAACTAACGGTCTGCCATTAGGTTCTACTCCACATATCGCACATACTCCACATTGAGATGCCACCATAGAATTATATTGCTTAAAATCTATGCCATACTTCTTTATCATAAACTTCTCTTTACCGCTAGAAGATTTACATGTCTCACAAACTAATCCACGGCGACCTATGTAATGAGATGCAGGATAGGTCTCACCGCACTTAGAACAAACCCTTGGAAGCAACGACTTCTTTGCCATCTTAATCTCGTTAATCCGTGCTCGCTCTGCATATAACAACCGTTGCCTTTCCTTAGTAGCCGCTTTAGAAATAACTCTTTGCTCATCTGTTAACCTGACCCGCTCATCTCTAAAGACACTAGACTTATTATGCTTTCCACAAAATCTACCCCACTTCTTATGGCCACGATTACGTTGTAGATTAAAACAACCGTCTACACAACATAAACCTCTATCTGGATTGTCTGGGTCGTGAATCATAGTCCACTTTCAAAAAGAAAAAAGTCGGGGTTTACTAGGTACTTACCGCCACCCTCACTTTCAAATCCGGGCCCCCCGCCTTCATATATACGTTTGGGATTAATCATGCTGATATTTCCTCATAGCAAGCCCTGACCTGTTCAGTGGTCTCATATACTACGCCATTAGTAAGCTCGAACACTCTACCACCAGCATCGAATTGATAGCCCGTCCCGTCCTGTCTGTAGTAGCGCCCTCTGTTCCTCTCACAAGGACGATCGTGCGCGTCTTGTGGCTCGGGCCTGGTCTCATATCTATCACCCTCATACCGAACAGCAGGCCGCTTGTAAACCTCACCTGTAACCCGAACAAAGCCGGGTGTCATAAAGCGAACAGATTGCTGTTCGGGTTTGGTTTGTTCGGGTTTGCTGTTCGGGTTACGCTTGTGCTGCATCCTACACTTATCCGAACAAAACTCCCTTTGACGGCCTGTAAGCTCATTACCACACTTATTAATACATTCCATTTCCTAACTCCCTGTATTAGATAGCTTTATGTTCAATTCACGAGCCGCCTTCTCAACGATAATACGCTCCTCATCGCTCACAGGGGCCGTTTGCTCCTCAATAACACGCTTTTCAGAGAATACACCGGCGATCTTAGCGAGCTGTTCGTTGCCCTTGCCAATATCAGTACCGTTCTTGGCTGTTTTGCCCATATCGATCAAATAACGGGCATTATCTATTACTTCACTGCGTGTAACATCGGCTTTTTCCACTATTTCTGCCTTATAAACCCTTATTCCTTCACTTACTCCATGATTTGACATTATTTGCGTTGCGTTATTACTGGCTGTTTTTGGGCTATAACCGGCTTTTATTGCTGATTGCGTTGCGTTGTTGTGTGTTTCGCTTGTGGGATCAGCGTAGTATTGTATAAAGCTTGTTTGTTTTGCTGTTAATGGCATTCTATTCCTTTATTGGCTGTTCAAGTTAAATCTCTTCCTTATGCTTGTGATGTATACTATCCCTTTATATTTGTAGGATATTGCAATATGCTCCCGATCCGCAGTTTTACATCTTTGACCGAATAACCACGCTTTAAAGAGCATCCACTTGCTTGCGGGCCTGTGAGTTGCAATTGCTTCATTTAAAACTGATTTGTAATATATTGTCATTCTATTCCTAACACATCAAAAAACTCAATTAAATCATACTTGTACTCGATCTCATCTTTTACAATGGTTATCACCTTATCCGGCAATGCGTCTATGCCTTGACTTGTCAAGGAAAGTCTTATTTCCGGGATGTTGTAAGTTTCTGTAACCATTTTTAAACATTTATTTAATACTTTCCTGTCGTTTTAGCTCTGCCCTTATTCTAAGCTCTTTAGTGGTGCATGGTGGATATTTGCGTGTTATCCACGTTATTGAGCCGATTTTCTCTTTGTGTTCGATCTTTCCGTCTCTCATTACACGGCATTTTAGCACAATATCACTGCATTGCAAGAACTATTTTAGATTTATTTTCATGTAGTCATTTGACTTTGCCGATTTATAGTGTAGACTATATATGGCTTGGAGCCTTAAACTAATATCAACTATTTTTTAAGGGAATTATCATGAAGACACGTATCACCGATTACACAAGTCCTTACACTGGCAACACAAGTTATTATGTTTACTTCGGTTCTTATTGTGGCGATATTGCCAGACTTAAGTCTGAAAACCGCCTTTTATTCGGTGCTAATAGGCTGAGCAACGCTGAAACCGTCAAATGCTACCTTGATAGGCTTTTATCATTGCTTGATATCTCACGTGCTGACAATATTTGGCTAAACCACCTTGGCGGATGTTTCGGGTTTATCCACGATGTTTCAGTTTCTTATGATATTTAACTCTCAACCCCGTGCCGCGACAATGGCGGCTTGCTTCAACGCAAACGGGATTTTATGGCTTGGAACCTTAACAATATAAACCTCTGGCGCGTTGCGTCATCCCCTCCAAGCCTTGACAATGCGTGTCAGGGGTTTTGTAAAAAACTAACGTTTTAATACTTATTTAGGGAGTGAAATAATGGAAAACGTAGCAGAAAGCATCAAAGCGTATAGAAAACACGTAAGAGAGTTAAAAGGTACACCAATACGCTATACAATAATGACACTTGTTAATGCTTGGAATTGGGCTACAAGTCCATCTATCCCGAGAACCGACCGAGAACATTCTGCTTGTCGCACGTTTGCAAGGCAATGCATGAAGTCTTTAAAATCGCCTAATATGGCTAATAAGTGGAAAGAATTTGATTCTGGTAGACTTTGGTATTCGTTTTAACCTTAGTATGCTTATGGGAGCGCACTTGCGGGTGTTCTCCGATAACTATACTTTAATTAGGAGACTGGATAATGTACTACAAAACAGTAAAAGTTGAGTTCATGGGAGCAATTATTCATGTGGCAGTCATGTGTTCACCGACAACCCCATTCCACGAAGTAACAGAAGCAGCCGAAACTATTGTTACGAGAGAGATTGTGAACGCTAAGTACGAGATTGTCACACACTAACAGCCTAACAAGGCTTTAACTATTAACTTATTAGGAGTTGAAAACATGCATAAAGGAACAATATTATTAATCAAAGCTGACGATGAAATACAAGCTAGGTCTGGAGCTGAAAGTTTCATGGAACCCTACGGCAATG